GCAATTATATTGAAAAACAAGATGAGCCAGATTTTGGCGAAGGCAACAAGTTTTCAGGCGCAATGGATAAGGCCAAAAAAGCTGGTAAAAAGTCTTTCGAAGTTGATGGTAAGTCATATGATATTAACGAAGTAGCACAATTTATTGTAAGCATGTACGATAGAAATAGTGGTACATTTCCAAAAGGTCCAGAAGGTGTTGCTACCATGGTAGACAAGAAGTTCGGCGAAGAAGCTGGAATGATTGCTCGTAAAATGGTAGAGCGTATGGCACCGGCACAAGAGCAAGGCGCAGAAGAACTCGAAGAACTCGAAAGAATCAAAACCTTAGCTGGTGCTTACTAAAAGACTTAAATAATACTCATTAACGGAGAATAATATGTTTAACTGGATTAAAAAGCTATTCACTTCATCTGAAGCTCCCGAAGCAGATACTTTGGTACTAAAGGACGAAGTGAAAGAAAAGGCCCCAGCGAAAGCTAAGAAACTAACTAAATCCGAGTTATCAAAAATGACAAAGGTTAAGTTAGAAGAAATAGGCAGAGACAACGGCATTGAATTAGATAGAAGGCTGACTAAAGCAAAGCTAGTTGCTCAATTGCACAAGGCACTTTAACGTAACTCAACTAGGACTTGCTTTTAGCTCTCCTAGGAACTGTTTACATGTTTCAACCTAAGACTAAAGGAGAATGACAATGTGGACTAAACCTTCATACACAGAAATGCGTTTTGGTTTTGAAGTTACAATGTACGTAATGAACAAGTAACGTACAAGTTTTACGGAAGGAGGCTGCGGTCTCCTTTCTTTTTGGCTGAATAAACCTATTTTAAATTAAAAATAGACTTGACGAGCTAAATAAAAGAGCATATAATATAACATATGCTTAGGCATGAAAGTGAAAACATATAACAAGGCTATAGGAGGCACAAATGGCATCACTCGCAGAAATAAGGGCTAAACTACAAGAGTCCAACAATCGTAACACTGGAAATTCTTCCGGTGGAGACAACGCAATTTACCCACATTGGAATATGCAAGAAGGCAAAGAAGCAGTAATTCGTTTCTTACCTGACGCAGATCAATCTAATACGTTCTTTTGGGCAGAACGTGCAATGATTAAACTTCCGTTTGCTGGAGTAAAAGGCGACACTGACTCACGTCAGGTTATTGTACAAGTTCCATGTATGGAAATGTATAATGATGGAACACCATGTCCGATCTTATCAGAAGTTCGACCATGGTTTAAAGATAAATCTTTAGAAGATATGGGACGTAAGTATTGGAAAAAACGTTCGTATGTATTCCAAGGGTTTGTTACTGAAGACCCGCTAAACGAAGAAAGTTCTCCGGAAAACCCAATCCGTAGATTTATTATTGGACCACAGATCTTCCAGATCATTAAAGGTGCGTTAATGGATCCTGAACTTGAAGAACTGCCAACAGATTATATGCGTGGCGTTGACTTTAGAATTAAGAAAACTTCTAAAGGTGGCTATGCAGACTATTCTACATCATCTTGGTCACGTAAAGAACGTGCATTAAGTGATTCTGAAAAGGCAGCAATCGAAACGCATGGTCTTTACAACATGTCAGATTTCCTTCCAAAGAAACCTGGTGAAGTTGAGTTGAAGGTAATGAAAGAGATGTTCGAAGCGTCAGTAGACGGTGAGGCATATGATATGGACCGTTGGGGTCAGTACTTTAAGCCAGCAGGTATGGCGTCACGTACTGGAGATCCTAACAAAGCATATACTCCATCAACACCAGCAGCACCGGTAACCCCGGCAGCAACTCCTGCAACTCCAGCACCTGAGGCGGCTCCAGCAGCACCAGCGGCTGAACCAGTAGCAGAAGCGGCACCAGCAGGTGAAGGCGATGGTTCTAACAGAGCGCAAGACATTCTTGCAATGATTAGAAGTAGAAACGCTAGTAACTAATTGTGTATGTGGAAGTTCCGGCTAAAATCTCCGTTCGGTAACCAGCGAGATCTTCCACACCACACTTTAACACATAGGAAAGGTAATTATGGCGAAAGCATTTGATATAAGTAAATTCAGAAAGACAATCACTAAGAGCATTGACGGCCTTGGTATTGGCTTTAACGATCCAACTGATTGGGTCAGCACAGGAAACTTTGCACTAAACTATCTTGTAAGTGGTGACTTTAATAAAGGTGTTCCACTTGGCAAGGTAACGGTGTTTGCAGGTGAATCAGGTAGTGGTAAGAGTTACTTCTGTTCAGCAAACATTGTAAAGGCTGCACAGGAACAAGGTATCTTTGTAGTTCTTATTGACTCAGAGAACGCACTTGACGAAGCGTGGCTAAAAGCACTTGACGTAGATACTTCAGAAGATAAACTACTTAAACTTAACATGTCAATGATTGATGACGTTGCTAAAACAGTATCAGAGTTCATGAAAGAATATCGTGAGATGCCTGAAGAAGAACGTCCTAAAGTATTATTTGTAATTGATTCGTTGGGTATGTTATTAACACCTACTGACGTTGACCAGTTCCAAAAAGGTGATATGAAAGGTGATATGGGTCGTAAGCCTAAGGCATTGACTGCACTTGTTCGTAACACGGTTAACATGATTGGTAGTTACAATGTAGGTATGGTATGTACTAACCACACGTATGCATCACAGGACATGTTTGATCCAGATGATAAGATTAGCGGTGGACAAGGGTTTGTTTATGCTTCTAGTATTGTTGTAGCTATTAAAAAACTTAAACTTAAAACTGATGCAGACGGTAACAAAACTTCACAAGTACATGGTATTAGAGCAGCGTGTAAGGTAATGAAAACACGTTACAATAAACCATTTGAAAGTGTACAAGTTGAAATACCATATGAAACAGGTATGGATCCGCATAGTGGGTTGATTGAATTGTTTGAAGCAAAAGGATATCTTAAAAAGTCAGGTAATAGACTTGAGTATACAAGTCCGACAACTGGCGAAGTTATGCTTGAATATCGAAAAGCATGGACTGGAGATAAATTACAGATAATTATGAATGATATCATAAATACACCTGTAACAGAGACTCCTGTCGAGGTCGATGAGGAAGTCTTCGAAGAGCAACCAACTGAATAATGGAGTAAATCTATGCAATCTGATCTAATTGCTGACATTTGGAACTTAGTGTCAGAACATGTTCCTGAAAAGGACAAACAAGAAGTAGCAAAAAACTTTGTTACTGCTTTAGTGGACCACGGAGTATCAGAAATTGCAATCAACGAACTCTTTGGTATTGACACATACTTAGATACTGCAATTGAGTATGTAACTGAGGACGAAGATGACGGCGACACTAATTACGATGAAGACGTCGAAGATGCAATTTGGGACGATGAGGATTAAATGAACTGGTACGATCAAGTTTCTAAAGATATTTCGAAGATACCTGCCGCTGTGCAGTACTACGAAGCAGAACTATTACAGGCTAAAAAAGAAACAAATGTTGTTGGACGTCTTGAAAAAGCATCAGCACAAATGCCTGCAATTGTAGAAACTAGATTTGGACAGTTACAAGAGATCGAAGCAATACTCGAATATTTAAACATTGAGCTTCGCCGTTTACGTAGCTCACACTTTAGAAAATATGTTGAAAATTATCAACGTCAATTAAGTTCTAGAGATGCTGAAAAATTTGTAGATGGCGAAGCTGATGTTGTAGACTTTGAAAAAATCATTAACGAGTTTGCATTATTACGTAATAAATGGCTAGGCATTATCAAAGGACTAGACATTAAACAATGGCAAGTATCTAATATCGTCAAACTAAGAACAGCTGGTTTGGACGACGCAACCATTTAATTTTCTTTACATAAACTGCGCATATAAATACTAGTATGAAAAGAATCGTACTAGTAACAGGCGGGTTTGACCCCTTACACAGTGGGCATATAGCCTATTTCAAAGCAGCCAAAGAACTCGGTAACGAGTTATGGGTTGGTGTTAACAGTGACGAATGGTTAACAAACAAAAAAGGCATGCCGTTTATGCCTGTACAAGAAAGAATTGCTATTATTAAAGAACTTGCTGTAGTAGACAATGTTATTACATTTGATGATGATAAGGAAGGATCTGCATGTGGTGCAATAGAAGTAGCACTAAAAACATCTGAAACAATGCATGACATGATAGTGTTTGCTAATGGCGGTGATAGAGGTGAAGGCAATTCACCAGAAGTAACAAAATTTGCTGACAACAAAAGAGTAGAATTTAAATTTGGTGTTGGCGGCACAGACAAAAAGAACAGTTCAAGTTGGATTTTAGGAGAATGGAAAACACCTAAAACAAAACGCAAATGGGGTTGGTATAGAGTATTAGATCATCAACCTGAAAATAATTTTAAAATTAAAGAATTAGTAATTGAGCCTGGCGCTTCCCTTTCTGATCAAAGACACTTTAAAAGATCAGAACACTGGTATGTGCTAAAAGGTAAAGTTAAAATGCAAACTGAGTGGAATAACATTAGTGATACTGTAGAACTTCAGCCCTTTCAACGAGGGTATGATATTTCAGTAGGTACTTGGCACAAAGCAAGTAATCCCACAGACGAACTAACACATATACTAGAAGTTCAATACGGTGAAGACTGTGTTGAAGAGGATATTGAAAGACGTGACTAATTGGATTTTTGTAAGCAAGGGTAAAAAAGACCCTTATATAAATCGCTTTGCTAGAGGATGTAATCAACCTGTTCAAGATTCAAACA